AATGTTTATGAGAATGTTTATGAGAATATTTAGGTGAATGAATATGAAAATACTTAGACAACCGATGTAGTATCTTGTACATCCATAGCATCATGAATATCGTCACTCATTGGGTTGTATTGAAGATTGCTGGGTCCAGCAGTTTCTACTAAAGGAGCCATTTGTTTTACAACCTCTTCCTCTAAAGTAACTGGAAATTGATTAAAAGCGCTAAAATGGCCACTCTTCTTTAATTCAGTGGGCAAGTATCTTTCAATCGCGAGAGATCCAGAAGAATGGCTGGAGCGGCGAATTAGCTCATATGCGGCAAAAAGTCCAACTACTCCAACAATAGGATGCGTACGAGAAAAAGCATAGAATGCCAATAATATGACGGCAAGATTACCGTAAATATTATCTATTAAATTGGCGAGTCCGGAAGGTGTTTGAATATTGAAAACGCTGTATACAATTAAAACAGCAAGGAGAGCAAGGTGATGATAATTACTCTTTTTAAACAAATTTTGGTAAGATTCCATATATCATATTATTATATTTTTTATTTTTCTAATACCATTCTAAATATTTTAGAACCGCGTAAATCTTGAAGGATATATGTTGAAGATTTACTGTCACCTCGATCGTTGATGTAATATTAATATAAAATTGAATTAGATATAAAATCAGTAAATACAATAACAGAATACTATCATGGCATACTTGGGTAAAAAAGGATACTCGATTTTAAAATCAAATTTAACTACGAAAGAGCAACAATTTATTCGAGATGAGCTCACGGTAAAAGCATATATCCCTAAATCTCCAGTTCAACCAGAACCATTTTCCATTTATCGCGAATCGCCTAATAAATTTTATGTTCCTAGATATTTCGGCGTAGACACATTTGGCGATTTTTCTGAAAACAAAATTCCACCGGGAGATGATATTAACATTGAATTCACTGGTGACTTGAGAGAATATCAAATAAATATAGTTGATAAATACATTAATTTTGTAAAAGATAGTGGTGGCGGTTTATTAGATGTTGATCCGGGCAAAGGTAAAACAGTAATGGGATTGTATATTATCGCCAAATTAAAGAAGAAGACGCTTGTAATTGTTCATAAATCATTTCTATTAAATCAGTGGATAGAGCGAATTCAGCAATTCTTACCTACTGCGAGAGTTGGAAAAATTCAAGGTCAAATTATTGATATCGAAAATAAAGATATTGTAATTGGAATGTTACAATCCCTCTCTCAAAAGGAATATCCCGAGAATTTATTTGATAGCTTCGGTCTCACTATATATGACGAAACGCATCATTTGGGAGCAGAGGTATTTAGTCGATGTATGATGAAAACGATTACTAATTATACATTGGGTCTATCCGGAACGATGCAAAGAAAAGACGGACTTACAAAAGTATTTAAAATGTTTTTAGGAGATATTATTCACAAGGAAAAGACGGATACAAAGGAGCATAAAGTAATTGTAAAGGCGATTCATTATAAAGTGGACGATGAGGATTTTAATGAAATCAAATACGATTATCGCGGAAACCCTCTGTATAGCACGATGATTTCCAAGTTGTGTAGTTATAACCATCGATCCGAGTTTATTTTAAAAGTACTAGAAACTGAATTACGCAATAATAATGAACAACAAATTATGATTTTAGCACATAACAAATCATTAATTACCTATTTACATCAAGCGATTGAACATCGAAATATAGCTACTGTTGGCTATTATATTGGTGGGATGAAGGAGGCGGATTTGAAAATAAGTGAAGGTAAAAAAGTGATTATAGCTACATATGCGATGGCATCAGAAGGATTAGATATCAAAACATTGACTACATTGATAATGGCATCCCCCAAAACGGATGTTTGTCAATCGATTGGTAGAATTTTAAGAACGAAGCACACATCGCCGCTTGTAGTAGACATCATTGATAAACACGACATTTTTGAAAATCAATGGCATAAAAGAAGACAATATTATATGAAACAAAAATATAATATCATTTCGACGGATAATACTAGTTATTTTAAAAACGCGTGGACTACTGTGTATGACCCAAACAAAAGTGAAGAAAGTATTAAAAAAATAAAGAAGACAGAAGAGCCGTTGAAAGGCGTTTGCCTAATTAAATTATAGTTTCAGTGTGAATAATCGTTTTAACCTATTTAAACGCTTTAAACGCTTTAAACGCTCTCATTGTAAGGAGCAGAATCACCAAGATGTTTCCAAGAATTCATACATGTATTAGTTGGTGTAAATGGTACGGGATTAGCTAATGCGGATTCGTTGGAACTTAACATGATACCTCCGGCAGAATAGCCAGGTGTGCTGGCAACATTAGATAGGTATTGGGTATAACCACCGCGTTGCATATGTTTCTTCGAATTGCGACGCTTCTTGCTAGAGCGGGATCTTTTCTTTTTGCCACCACAAGACATTCTTTTCTTGCCACCACGAGACATTCTCTTCTTGCTAGAGTACTTTCTGACTTTACCACCAGATTGCTTAGACGCATCCATATTTGTCTCGGATGACATACCTTTATTCTGATACTTGGAGAATTCGGCCAAATGAACGGATCCACCGGAATTAACTCCAGAAGAAGATGCCAAATTTTGGCTAGCAGCGAATCCATAACCATTACCACCTCTGTATTTTTTACTCATTCGATTCTTTCGACTCATTTTACCACGACCTCTCCTTTTTCCACCAGTCTTTACAACTTGATATAGACCCTTCTGTTGTAATGCCAACTCACTATTTACAGAACCACCACATCCACTGACTGCGCCGACTTTGCTAGAAAATCCGGGGTTGGGAAAATGGGCATTTTGTGAATTAACTAATCCAGCTGATTGAACTAAAGACATTAGTATATATATACTTCTTATAAAAAAGAAAATTTGTAAAAGTAAAAATATGAAAATAAGTTTTTATATTTTTACTTGGCATAATTATATTATATTTGGCATAATTTTAATTTGTGTATTTTACTTGGGGGCATATATTTTGCGATTACGATATTTTGCTAATATGATTATAGAACGCCGAGTCGATAAATATGGCAATAAGCATGGGAAATTGCCAGCTATTGTAAAACCCGGCGTAGGTGGTGTCTTTAAAAAATATGGTCATAATAAAAATATAACCAGTTCCAATGGTGGCAATGAGTAAACAAAGTACTATTATAGACTCCAATAAGCTTCTAGATCGCATGAATAAATGCTGTATTATATATAATATACATTAAAAATATTAGATTTCATTATTCTCAATTTCTTTGAAAATTTTTGCGGATAGGATTTGAATAATTATTTGTTTTGCTTAAATTTGTTACATTCATTGATTTTGTCATCGGTAACAATTTTTTAGCGTCAAGTATTTGCCTAGATATAATGTTTCCTTGAATCGCAACTTTTAATGGAACATATTTATCAAACTTTTTATTGTACATACATTCCATCTTAACGCATTTGTCTAAATGGACAAACTTGTCATCGTTCATATTTTCAAACTCATCATCGTCATCACTTTCCTCTAAAGCGTCCAAATTTTCGTTTTCTTTTATTTTTCTAAACAATCGGTTCATCATAACACTTGTTTTATAATCTGGTATAGCCGCAATATCAAAGAACTCTAGATTGTTACCATTATTACCGCTTCTCACATACAAGTGATACACATCATTTTGTATATCTGGCCTAACTGAGAATATTTTATTTTCGTTTTCATCTACATCGGTACACTTATAAAGGGTCGAATTATATAAATTTGTTTTACCATTAAAGTCGCGGTTTTGTATAGAATATATTTCATATGGTAATTGTTTGGCACAAGCTATGGCATTTTCAAACGACGATTCAATAATTGGCAAACCAAAACATATTCCTCGGTTGGTTATAATTGTCTGTTTCAAATCGTGTTCAAATATATTTCGCAATAATCCCAATTTATACTGTTCATCATTGAATTCCACATTTTTTCCTCTGTAATAATGAATGTTTTCAATCGAATAAAATTTCTTCTCATTCATAGTAAATAATGTACCGTAAAAAATTGTCCCGAGTACCATTTTTTTATCAAAAACTTGAGGTACTATATACATGTCTTTAATCGATTTTTCAGCACCTTGATTAAGCTCTATAAAGATACACACTTTCTTATCTTCAAAATAGGTGAACCATGCCAAATGTTTCTTGCCCTTTGGAATTAAAAAATACATTTCACTGAAAACTTTCTTATGGATATTTTCATAAGAAAGTTTTAAATCGGGTAATCGTCGTAACAATTCATCTCTATTATTATATGATAGCTTCATACTATGTATAGAATAATGTGAAGTCATATCTTTAAACCCTTTACATTGATAGAATGTCTTAGCGTAATGTATTAGTATGAAGAGTAACTGCTGGATGAAAATGAACCACTCATTAATGTGTCACCCGTCAATAAACCACCCATATCATTCACATTTGGAACAGAGTGTGTGTTAGGACCGGTCATTGATGTGTGCATAGATGTATTTGATGTTGAAGTTAAAGATGGCGCCAGTCCATTCGTCTTTTTACTTTCACTTAATTCTTTCAAATAATTTTTTAATTCATTTTTCATACTAATACTTTCAGATTTTGAGCCGTCCAGTTTCACATTCTCAATATCATTCATATTCATATTTGTAGACTCTTTATCCGATACACGATGATGAATTGTTGTGTCCTTCATAGTATCAAATAATGCTTCATACTGTTTTTGCGGCTTATTTACTAAATCTTTTACTTTTGGAATAGTCAAATTTGTTTTAAAAAATGTAAACAAATAATGAACCAATACTATTAATATTAAAGATATAACACTCATTTGAATAATCCATGGAAGCATATTATATATTATTTATAAAGTTTTAGTAACGATAAAAACGTAATCAAGTCTTCTTTAATTGATTCTGTAATTTCATTTTCGGTTGTTTCAAAGTATACTCTCTTATTATTTTCCAATATTAGTGTCAGCAAGCTAGTAGGTGTCAACTTGTATTTTTTTAGTTCCATCTTCTTATATGTATACTGTAGTGGCAAATAAAAATTTTCCTTTCGATTCTTTTCGTCGCTTTGTAAATTGAGTGAAATCTCTTGACTAAATTGAAAACGTTCATAGTCACTATTTTCGATTAATTTATATATTTTATTGTTTACGATTTCAAAGACACCTTCGTCTGTATCAAAATGTAAAATTTCACATTTATTTTGATAGTAATCGGTTAAACACTTTGTATCTGTAATTTTTGTATCCAAATTTTTCAGTTCGCTAGTGGTCGCACCTAGTGGAGTATATTTATACATAGGATAGATTAGCATTTATTATATATTTATATATTAGCATAAACCATTTAAACCGATTCCACAAAAGATTATTAGTTATGACAGATATAGTACTAGTAGAAAAGACGGGCGAATTAAAGTCCACTAAATATGTAGCTGGCAAAGATGAATTGTATAAGAAATGTAAATTTAAGAAGGACGAGAACTTTGAATTGAGGCATACATGGACTACTAAGAAGGACAAGTATTCGTTTAAATCAGTATCACTATATGCGCGTGATAGTGGAAAGGCGAATACTGAAAATAAGTATGATTTCCCACCGCCGATTGACAGTATTTTGTATTTTGGATGTATTGCTTTAGTCGCACAAAATGGCAGTGATGAGTATGTTAATTTGTCCGTAGAAGAATGGGAGAAATTTTATGAGGACTTGTTTGGTGGATTTGAAAATTTGGCGGATACTGCTCTAGAGGATGAAAACGAGGAGGATGAATTGGCAAATATTCCAGCAGAAATGAAAACGAAATCTGGATATTTGAAGGACGGATTTGTTGTTGATGATAATGAAGGTGAAACTAGTCATAGTGCCAGTAATGAGGAGGATGAATGGGAGGATGATGACACATCGGAATTAGAGTTTGAGGAATACAGTTATAGTGACGAAAATTAAACTCTTGGAAATTTACTGAAATAAAATATAGATTTATTAAATTTTTGATTATTCAAATGTAATAAATTATGTAAACAAAAATTCTTTTTATTGGTGTATTATATAAAATGGCGTGCTCAATTAGTTGTATGATATCTGCGGTTTTCGTAATAGGCATGATATACTTTTACAATGCGACAGACAAAAGTGGCATTACTAAGCGATACAAAGAAATATTGTCCCCCGCGTTACAAGAGCGTTACGAAAGAATTACCAATGAGAGAAGGAATATTAGTTATTATGGATATGTATTAGGAGTGTTAATTTCTCTCGTCATTATATTTTACAATCTAAAACTTAAGGGCGTTAAAATGAATACATTTTCTTTGGTATGTACGGTTATGGCAACTGCCTTCTTAACAAATTATTTTTATTACATGTTATCTCCAAAATCAGATTGGATGTTGAATCATATGGACAATCAAGAAGAAGTAAAAGCATGGCTTCAAATGTATAGAGGTATGCAGTATAATTATCATATGGGAATGGCTCTAGGAATAATCGCAGTAGGTGTATTAGCATATGCGTTCAGATGTTAACTATATATAGTCTATAATACGATATGAAGTAATGTATAAGTATATGTGTATGATATAATGATAATAGTTATGATATTATCATTATGAGATGATTTTTATAATCAATATTATAAAAAAATTGATTAAAAGAAATACACCAATAACTATAGTAATAGTAGAATATGCACAAAATCGAGAATTCAGACGAGTTTAGACAAAATGTTGTGGCCAAGTTGACAACTATATTGGATGATGAAACTGTATCGTCCAATTTAGAAAAGGGTATCTTTAATTATAGCTTAGAACACGCCGAAAAGTTAAATGTAGTAAAAAAATGGGATAACAGTTATTTTGTTAAGATTTATTTGGATAGATTGCGAACAATTTACATTAATTTAAAGCACGATGGCATTAAACAATCCATGAAAGATAAAACAATTAAAGCACATACATTGGCATTCATGTCTCATCAAGAAATGAGACCGGATAAATGGAACGATCTTATCCAAGATAAGAAGATTCGTGATGAAAATAAATATGAGCCGAAATTGGAAGCGTCTACTGATAATTTCAAGTGCTGGAAGTGTAAGTCCAAAAAGTGTACATATTATCAGTTACAAACGCGTTCTGCGGATGAGCCCATGACGACATTTGTAAATTGCTTAGATTGCGGTAATAGATGGAAGTGTTAAATTAGTATAATATATATCACAATGAACAAAAATAAAAATAAAATAAAAATAAATATATATCATGCAAACCGCGTGTAATTACAAATATAATATCTATAGAATAATAATTATTACCTTTATAATAACCGGATTATGGGATGTTGTCCTTAGAATACTATCAGTATATAATCCTATACCAAGCGTGAAAGCTTTTTTTCCATTTATACAATATTTGGAACCTTATTTTATGCAACATACTCTATTAGATGCCGCATTGATTGCTGGGTTTGTTGGCGCCACTACTCAAGTAATTATATTGTATTTTATGGCCCTTCCTACTCGTAATAGTTCAATAAAATACATAATTCAATTTATGATATGGTCGTTTATTGTCAGTGCACTTTATGGATTTGTAATGAAAGCGAGTAAGTTATTTCCATATTTAGAGAAATATTATTATGAACCGTTAGGAATATTCAAAAGTTTATATCATGATGGTACTTCCGGTCTAATCGTTCAAATTACACTATTATTTTTGCTAAATTATATATAAATGTCATCGTGTACATTAGATGAAATAAAGGAAATCTTACTTGTACTAAATAAAAATATCGAAAAAATGAATGATAAACTAGATATACTTTGTAATAATAGTAAACTAAACGAAGAAGTGTTTAGTGAATGTAAGAAAATGGGTTCTCATATTGATTTTATTGAAAGCGTTTATGATAATATGAAACATCCTCTTAATTATTTATGTGGAACGATAAATACTATTTCTAATAATAGCAACAACAATAAGACAATATGTAACGAATCAGCATAAAATGGAACGATATGCGATAACAATAAAAAATAGTAGCAATGTTATTATTTTTTATTTATTTTTGTTATTATAAAGACACATCCAACATCATAGTAGCCGTCGGTAGACACGGTAGACTATACTAATATTTCTAGATCTCTTAGATGCCAATATTCTGATGCGCCATTTGGCAATGGTCTTCGAATAATGACTGGGATTTTCTTTTCTTCCAGCTCTTTTAATGCGATTAAATATCCATCTATCATATTGGGTGTTATAGGTATGAGCGGCCTAGCTCCATTATTTATTTGCTTTGCGCGTTGTCCCAATATTCTGGTCTTCTCATATTTTGTTAACATTGGAATAGTCCTATGTAAATCATCAACAATAATGTTATCCTTGTTTCGCTGAACCTTTGCTAAATTATAGATTTCATCATAATTATGCGAAATTGATTCTGGGTGTTGGTCTAATATATAATTTTCTCTCAATTCCCTATCAAATTTTTGTAAATAATCATCTTCTTGCTCTTCATCTGCGTCAGATTCATAGTCCGAATCATTTTTTTCAAATACATCTGGAATATTCAATTTTACAACTGGCAATGCTTCAATTTGTCTTGAAGCCTTTTTTACAGTTGAAGTCTTCTTTTTGCTTGTTACACTGGATTTTTCATCAACGCTAATATCATCATTATCAGAATTAGCCGCACTTTCATTTTCATCATTATCCGTTTCTACTTCACTTTCTTCAACCACCTCCGCCTCCGCATCATCATCAGCATCTTCCTCTTCACTATATTCACCAACTTCATCTACATCGTCTGTTTTAGTCGCCTTTTTCGTATCGACTTTACCAATAATATTATCTATTTTTGTATTTACTTGTGGAAATGTAGGTTTACTAGTTTGTTTATTTTCATCCACTGAACTTTCATCGTCACTAATATTTTCAATATCTGATTGTTCTAAATCGCTCATTCTTATAATAATATATTATTTTTACTTTTAAATAACATCAATTTTTATTTAAAAAAATAATATATTATATTTATTCGCATTTTTATACGTATCATTTTATAAGTCAGTAAGCATATATAAACTTAATTATTCTTTTCCGTCTTCCAAGCAGTATCACATTTGGCACATAAATATATATACAACTTATTCGTGTCATCATAACGAATATAAATAACCTCTCTTTCTCCGCCTTCATGATTACTAGTACATTCGCTGTTTGGGCATTTGATTGTATTAATTCTAGGCAATGTAGGATCTAACTTGGTATATTCATTAATAATATGGTTATATTTCTGCTCACTTCTTTTTAACTGGCTCTTTGAAACACAAATATTGTTTTTTGTAAGTTCTGTGTCTTCATTACCACAATTTCTACAATAATATATCAACGAATTTTCATCCTCCGCGGAGATTCTGATATAATACATATTGTCGCATTTATCGCAAAAGTGCATCTTCTTTAATTCTATATATATTATTTTATTATATTTATTTCATTTCAATTTTATATTAAATAAAGGTCTTTACTATTTACTATTACTATTATTTACTTTTTACTCTTTGATTTCTAAAAATTTAGTATATGTTTTTTCCCAATTTATGTGTATAGTCATACTATAAATACTTGTTTTAATCATTTCACTACTCTCTGCACGCTTCTCCTCTAAAATAGCGAGTATGTCCGCCCGATTCTTTTTAAACTCCGATTTCATTTCATTTTCAAACATATCATTAAATGGCGCAATAGACCAGCCGGAATCCTTGGATAAAATACTATTCACAGAAAAATCAATATTTTTAAAAGCGATGATTTTGTTATATCTTATCATATCGGGATGATTTTCAGTGAATCCGGGTTCGTGTAATAATGGCATTTTATCCATAATGCTCACAATAGTCAATAATATAGTTCTTATACTTTGACAACCAGTCCACTGATCACCACGCCATGTATTTAAAATAGACAAGCATATTTTGCCAGACCGATACATGTTTGGATGAAATCTTGTCATGCCATCATTTGTTTTAAACTCCACCTTTGGTGGTTTATGTGGGTAATCACATGGAAATGTAACCTCAAAAAAATAATTTCCACCAAAATACAATGTATCTTTTGGTCCACAAATATATACATATCCTTTTAATATATTGCTTTCATCGTGCTTATAATATATTCCTTCCGTGTCTAACGGATTTTTAATCATTTCTTTTACATCTTTTAATAAACGCTTTATTGTTTCTTTTGTAATAACAATCGGTTCATTCGTATTCACTATTACACTATTTACTAATTCAGACATATGTTATAGACTATGACTATATATATCGATAGGTTTATGTCGTTTTTATGTAATATGTATTTTTGCTAGGTGAATTTGCTGTATTTGGTAGAAGTCGCACATATAAGTATGTATTTCAAGATGGCCCGGTTTATTTATTTAACTTTTGTATGGATATTTTAGAAACAAATTATGATATTTTATCGCCAATATTTTTATTATTCATATATGATTAATAAAATTTCCTATTTAAAGGGATTAAATTATAAAAAATTGACCTAAAAATAAAATGTTTATATATAACATATTATATTAAAAATGAAACAATCATTTGATTCTTATTTAAATTCATGCTATTCTCAAAAAGGAGAGGGTCATACACATACTAGAATCGGTGATAATGCTTTATCTATTAAAGGAGGTTCATATACAATACCGAATTTGAATGAATTCTATTCCAAATATGTAAAGCATGTTTTTCAAGACGCCAAGTTTGAGTTTCTTACTGAAAAGCAGCACATAGAAAAAGGACCAATCTTGGTAGATTTTGATTTCCGTTATGAAACGACTATTGAGCGTAAACAACATAGTGACACGCATATCAATGATATGGTCGATTTGTATTTTCAAGAAATCAAAGAAATTCTGAATATTCCGGCCAATACGACAATTCCAGTATTTATATTCGAAAAGGAAAATGTGAATATGTTGGACAAGATTACCAAGGATGGTGTCCATATGATTATCGGTATTCACATGGATAGAACTTTACAAATTATTCTACGAAATCGCATTTCTACCAAACTCAAAGATATATGGTCCGATTTGCCTTTACAGAATTCGTGGGATGAAGTATTGGACGAAGGTATCACAAAGGGTACTACTAATTGGCAATTATATGGTTCTAGAAAACCAGGCAATGAATGCTATTTACTGAAATACCATTACACTCTTGAATTGGACGGAAGTGCGGATTGGTGTCTAAATATTCATGATGTTAAAAAATTCGACTTGAAACAAAATTTCCCATTATTAACTGCGCAATATAAAGATCATGCTGAATTTGAAATGCTAGATAGCATCCGCGATGAATACGAGGATACGAAAAGCTCAAAGCGTAGTAAGCCTAAGAATAAACTTAAGATTGTTGATAAGAATCGCAGCTTTGATATTAATGAAATTACGAGTCGTGATATGCTCGACGAAGCGATTGAACATTTCTTGGATGAAATCGAGACGAAGGATTATTATATCAAAGAAACACACCAATATACCATGTGTTTGACGGAGAATTATTACAATCCGTATGATAAATGGATACGTGTAGGATGGGCTCTTAAAAATACACACGAAAGCTTGTTTCTTACATGGGTCGCGTTCAGTGCTCAGTCAGAGAAATTTGAATATGATAAAATTCCAGAATTTTATGAAAAATGGCGTAAATTTGATAAATGTAATGACGATGGTCTCACATTTCGATCTATTATGTACTGGGCTAAGAATGATAATTATGCGAAATATAAAGAGGTGCGTGAAGAAACAATCGACTACTTCGTAGATAAGACCGTTGAAAATCCGACTGATTTCGATTTCGCACTTGTATTATATCATATGTATAAAGATGATTATACTTGCGTCTCTATTAAAAAGGATATTTGGTATATTTACAACAACCATCGATGGGAAGAAAACGAAGGCGGCACTGGTCTTCGTATGTCGATTTCAAAGGATTTGTTTGACATTTATTTCACCAAGATGAATAAAATTCAACAACATTTTAAAAGTGGAACAGTAGATTCGTCGAGTGAAAAGTACGACATATTAGCTAAACAAGCTAAGAAATTGAGCGACATGTCTAAAAATTTAAAACAACGCGGTGTGAAGGATAATATTATGCGTGAGGCGAAGGAAATCTTCTATGACAACACATTTATGGATAAGGTGGATGCGAATCCTAAATTGTTGTGTTTCAATAATGGTGTCCTTGATTTTGAAAATAAGGTGTTTCGCAAAGGAAAGCCAGATGATTATTTATCAAAGTCTACCAATATTAGCTATGTGAAACTCGATCATATTAAACACAAGACCATTATAGATGAAATCAATGACTTTATGCACAAGTTATTCCCAGAGCAAGAATTGCGCGATTACATGTGGCAACATTTGGCATCCACACTCATTGGCGAGAATAATGATCAGACATTTAACATTTATAACGGTAATGGTAGTAACGGTAAATCGAAATTAGTGGAATTAATGGCGGCATGTTTGGGTGATTACAAGGCCACCGTTCCCATTACTCTCATTACAGCAAAGCGCAATACGATTGGTAGTACTTCATCTGAGGTCGTTCAACTGAAAGGTGTTCGCTATGCGGTTATGCAAGAACCGTCAAAAGGCGATCGTTTGAATGAAGGTATTATGAAAGAAATTACTGGTGGTGATCCGTTACAAGGACGTGCGTTATTCAAAGACAGCATCACATTTATTCCGCAATTTAAGTTGGTTGTGTGTACCAATACATTGCTTGATGTAAACAGCAATGATGAGGGGACTTGGCGAAGATTGTGTGTTTGCGAATTTAAATCCAAGTTTTGCGTAAAGGAGGAATTTGACGACGACCGCATATATCAGTTTGAAATAGATAAGAAGTTGGGTGAAAAATATATTCAATGGTGTCCGATCTTCATGTCTATGCTTGTTGAAAAGGCGTATATTACTGGAGGATTAGTTAAAATATGTGATGCTGTTAAAGCTAGCAGTTCTAATTATAGAAACACGCAAGATTATTATAGCGAATTCGTATCAGATAAAGTCAAGAAATGTGTTGGTGGTAAAATTAAGGAGACGAGTCTATACGAGGTATTTAAAGTTTGGTTTCAATTACATCATGGTAAAAATGTTCCGAAAGGTCGTGATTTATTTGAATTCATGAATAAAAAGTTTGGAAAAAAACAGCGAGGTGTATGGGCCAATGTGTCTATTATATATGACGATTTCGACCCGTCGTTGGATGAAAATGAGGATGATTAAATAAATTTGGATTGAATAAATTTGGATTGAATAAATTTGGATTGAATAAATTTGGATTGAATAAATTTGGATTGAATAAATTTGGATTGATTGAATTATGATTAAATTAAATTTCAAAAAATAATTTACTATTATAATAAATAAATTATTTTCTATTTTATTCTCTTACATTTTCGAATACAAATAAACCCACTTTGTATCGCTAAGTATCCAGTTATACACACCTCTTATAAATTCTATAATGTAATTCGCAACGGTTGGGTATAAAGCCAATGCTATAATTAATACCCATAGATTTCTCTCTCTATATCTTTGTTTGAATACAACACCCAAAATTATCATGATGATTAGATACTTGTAATATTTTGTAAAAATATTCACCCACCAACTAACCCATCCATTTTGCTCATTTTCGTAGTATGTTTTTCTATCTGAAATCTCAATTGTATGTACCTTATTTTCTATAATTTGTTTCAATTTCATGTTTTGTATTGATAACATCTTATACAAATCCGCCGTGTTTTTGGCACTTTGTAATTGAGACTCGTATAGTCCATATAATTGATTTAATTCTGTTATCATTTTTTGCTGTTTCTCCATCATTATTCTACGCTCGTTTAATGCCGTCTGACGGTATCTAGCTAGCTCCAATTCCAAATTCTTGTTTGCTGTATTATTTTTAATATCATTTTGCTGTTGAATATAAGAGTCTAAAAAATTATTTACAGTGTCACTTGTCTTACTCATCATTTTATTAAATTTTGCTACATCTATCAACTCTCCTAATTTATCAGCAGTAACGCAACTGCCTTCTGGTGATGATTGTGATTTCGCATTTTGCTGTGCTTTATAATTAGGATCAAATTTACCCACATTTGCCATTATACTAATATATCAAAATATTTAAAACTTGGCATAATTAGAGCTATTTTCACTATAACCATCAACATTACTATTATTATCCTTAAATACCTTTACATTAAAATCGCATTTGCCAAATGAATTTTGTAAGCATCGTTCACCAACAAATCCTTCTGATTGGCTTTGGCTATCCATGAATGTTGGTGTAACACATTGTTTATTTGTGGCATCCCAAACAGTGCCAAATGTATTTCCACTAGGACAGCAGTCTTCACCGATACACGATGGTATATTTGTATCAGCTTTCTTGGGTTGATCATTGTCATTACCCGTATTCTGTATATTTACACCAGTTGGATCGAATGGAAAGTTGTACTCAGAAAAATTCATGTTATCACGACGCATGATATCAATTACTTGTAATCCGACTACAACTATGGCAATGGCGATAATAACAGATATAATTACCAACGCTATATTTTGTGGGATAAGTTCTTGCTTCATTAAAATTCCTAAAATTAGGATTGGGACACAGAAATATACAATGGTTTTCATCACTTTTGACTGTGCTTCATATTTGTCGCTATAGTAAGTGTTGATTTCAGCCATTCTTAATTTATTGTATCTGGCATTTTGTAATACAGATAAGTTGTTTTGGGCATTTGCCAATTCGTTCTCTACAATTTCGCCAACAACCATCTCATTTACTAAACTATTTCTTGAAACAGCTATATTTGATTGGGCAGTTTTGTAATTATTACTTAATGATGTGTATAAACTGGTTTTTAATTGTTGTAAGTCTTGAATCTTTTGTAACATTTGATTTTGCTTATCTACGTTTGGATTTTGTTGAACACTTAGTGCTTCTAAATCGGCGTAAATACCTTTAATTTGTATATCTATTTGACTGATTATTTGTATTGTTTGATCAGAACTACTTTTATCCGATACTGGCATATGATTAACCATACTATATATAATGAATAGAGATTATATATAATAATATTTGTTCGATTTATTTGTGTAAACAAATGAATGCGTATTTATTTCATGGCATTTATGGCTCCGACCGTGACTCCTACTGCCACCATGCTCCACAATATATACTTTTTATTGTAACTTAACATTTGAAGATTTGAATCTTCAGCCATTGCGTCGTTTTGAGGTAACAATTCTTTGCCAACCCGTATTTCTTTGTATGTATTCTCGTAATTATTTAATTTGCTTTTTAGTAAATTATATCCACTCAATAATCTCTCATTTAACTTGACATCCTCTTTGCTCAATTCAACTATTTTCTGATATATTTTATCTAGCAAAGCATTCAACTTGTCATATTGTATTTTAATAAGCTGAGTATCCCTAGCTGAAATAGTACCAAGTCCACATGTTGTATTCATATCAATAAAACCAGCATTCGCATACCCATCAATATCATTCTGTTGAGAGAAATTAACTTGCTTACTACAGCTATTATTATTATTTACCTTAATATTTCTTATATATAAATCTCCTCCGGTATATTGTCTATTTCCTTTTGGCCACATGTTCGCATTTTTTATCCAATAATTATTGCCACTTATATAAAATCCGGCAGCCCCAGGTGTATCTAAGCATTTTTGCTTTACTTGTTCTACAGATAAACCAGATCCGGATGTAATGTCATTTCCATATGAATTGTATCCAGATAATAATTGAAAATCGTTACCATATCCAGTAATCATACTCGACGGATACTGTTTCTTTGTTAAATCGTCTGTTATATAATAGGTTTGTCCAAGATTACCGTTACTGGCACCGGTTGTTTGATATGTGGCAAACCCGCTATAACCTGGAATCCATGTAGGTGGATTCCAATTCCACCAACTCCACCAACCACCTCTCCTCGATTGAACAGACCTTCCGGGTTGAACAACGCCCATTTGACCCGTTCCAGGCACATTTGGACATAACTGAGCATTTAATTGATTACCGCCACCATTAATATAACAATTGCCTCTACCACCACCATTATTTGGCCCCAATTGAAATACATTTGAACCCATATCTTCTGCTCTTTTAGCACACGCGTCTATTGTAGTGGATCCTAAATCAGATTGGAATGTTCCAGCAGTCTGAGAACATTGAACATATTTTCTATTGGCAGTTGGAGCCGGATTTGTTATATATATATTTTGCCCGGCAGAAGTACACGATTGATTAAGAATTGTATCTGTTCCTTTTATCAATGATATTCCTCCTTGAATATTTATCATTTTTCCTTCTGGCGCATTCGCAATAGAGGATTGCCCATCATCTGGTTTTATAGTTTGAGCACTAGCCCAATTTAAAGGACATCCATTCTTTCCTTGCATAGAATTAGCCATTTGTGGATTTGGTAAATGTTTCCATACACCTCTGTCGGTAACATATCCAACCGCTCCACCAGCATCTTTTAAATATGTATTCGCAAACCGATTATTGTTTCTATTGCTTGCTGTTATATATCCTCTTGATTCTTCTATCAATGTTTTAACAGCTTGATTATATGCTTGTAATTGTCTATCATATGTTGTTTGTAATTCTTTCAATTCTTTATATTCAGCTCTATTTTTAATAGATATTTCTCCATTCTCACTGTTGCCAGCAGAATAGTTTGTATTACCACCAGATGTGTAATTATTCGTCATAACATCAAATCCTTCTTGTTTATCTAAAGATGATTTATTATTCTTTTCTAGAGGGTTTTTATTGTTTACATACAATTTTCCATTTTTTACTACTTTTGACATTATTATTATATTACTATAATAAAAAATTATAGTAATATTTCAAATCTAATCTTTCTAATCGCTCTAATCATACTAATCGTAGACAAATACAGTTATTTCGAGTTTTACTAATTAAAATGGTTCGGGTATTGCGGATGATACATATTTCCACGATTTCCTAGCATATTCTTTGCTTTCACTATAGTATTGCTTTCCAATTATTATGATCCAAATACCTATAAATATGTAAGCTAATATAGATATATCGTATATTTCTCTCGAGTAAATATGATAAGCAACATAAAATGAAATAATAGCAAGTACTAACCAAAGTGTATATATAGTATAGTTAGATGTCTGTTGAATATTACTATCTTCTTCACCAGCAGTTTGGTCTGGTTCTCTCATGAGTTTATTTATTTCGTTTCTATCCGATTGTAATTTATAGAGTAAATTATTTAATTCATTCCTCTTCCCACTTAATTCTCCAACTATTGTTTGTTTTGTCTTATCTAACACTATTCCAGCTGCTTGTGCTTTTTGTGTTAATTCGGTTATTTCTTCTTGGGTTTTCTTCATCTCTTTCAATATTTTCTCTCCACCATCACCACCCATTTGTGTAGTTCCATTTGGCGCAAATGATTGTATGACACCATTTACATTACCTTGAGAAGTTGGGGTGTTTTCTTTTACAACCCCATAACATGCGTTATTCATCCACGACACAGACCCATAATATGCTACACTTGAATAAGCTGTACTTTTATCGTGTATTGCCTTTAGTTTACAATCATTTAAATTATCTGAATCTCCTAAAAAGATAAAATTGGTGTTAACATTGAGATTTGTAGGATACGTTATGACATTATTTTGATCGGTCCATTTTTTTAAAAAGGCATCAGTATTATTCTTGCGGTTATTATTTTCTGTTTGTAACAAATTGTTGTATTGATTTTGGAGAGCATTATATTGATTTATTTTCATTTGTAACACTTTATTTAAAATTCTTGCTTCTAATAATGTATTGTATTTGGTTGGATTATCTTGTATTATTTTGTCGGTTATAGACATTATTATTGTATATATAATTTGTTAGAAATTAAATATACATTATTCTAATTCTTATTTCGTAATAAATTTCGTAATAAATTTCAAAACGAATTACAACAATTTATTGCTCTTAACAATCTTTATTGTGGTTTGTCAGCGGCAGCATGTTTACTTTTATACTTCTTTATCAAATTGTGTATAATATTATATGTGTATTCTATGGTTGCTAAGAATATCGCACCTCCTATTATTACAATATGTTCCGTCCTTGTCAATTGTAAATCATAATATAGCTTACCGCATAATATAAAACCAATTATCATAATAATGAGCAACTTCAATTGTAGCTTATACCACTCTAACTCTTCATCAAATAGTCCTTCTGATGTCAATGCCGTTCTCTTTAAATGTGTCGCTTCCTCTTTTAATTTCTCATTTTCTATTTTTAAATTAGAGATTTCGATATTTTGCTCTCGTACTTCTTGCTGAGACTCTTGTATTGCCGAGTCCATACTGTTTTTTAATATGAATCCATCAGAATCTATTTTATTTACAACTGTTCTTATATGTTGTATTTCATCTGCTGGAACTGGATTAGATGGATCTTGTAAATAAGATACATAATCAGTAACAAAATTTTCTAAAATGAAAAAAAATCGTTGGTTTAATTCTTCTATTTTTGTTTTTGTTTTACTTAATATATCCATTATATTTATTACTGAGAACATATTCTGTAGTAATCCGTTGTAATTGCTGTTTTACTTGGGCGAATTATCTTACATATTTGACCGGGACGCATTCCTATCGCTTGAGCTACTGGATCGTATCTAGATATTTCTGGCAATTCGGTATCATGTGTTATATTATATCGCTTTTTCATAGTTTTAACTTCTTCGTCGTTTAATATGGTATGCTTTGGCACATACTTGTGTTCCAATATATTAAATTGAAGTCTATCTATGTTATAAATAATGATGAAAATTCCATCTTGTTCCCAGATTTGAGATAATATATTTATCATTGATTCGTTTGGCTCTTGTTTAATGACAAGAATCAATGTGTCATTCTTTGTCAATACTTGCTCTAAATTATACAAATCATCTATGTAATCGTTAATATTTTCTCTTCTCAGAGTTTTTGCTAAATGATATTTCACATACACCTTTTTATTTTCTCCGTCAGTTTTTGACGTCATCATCATATCTAACTGCTTATTATTGTACATTACGTGTACTTCATTCACGCTAAATTCTTCATAATCCTTTATATCAAAATCTTGCTGGTTTAATAACTTCAACAAGTTCTGTCTTGATTTAAATACGGTTGATATAGTTCCACTTGACTGTGCCATTCTTCTTATTTATAATACAAAATTATATTTTTATTTTATTTCAATTTTATATTATAATTATGCCAATTTAATTGTTTTGCGTTCCTCTTCTGGTTCTTTATTTTCTTTTTTATTTTCCGCACCCTTTCCATCTTTATCAGCGTCTTTGTCTGAATCTGTATTTATGATTAGTTCAATACCATCGTCTCTCTTTGGTTTTGATTTTTCTATCATTTTTCCTATATTTTCTATTTCATTTACATCATTTGTTTCTATGTTAATTGTATCGCCAATTTGTAGTGGGGGCTTGCTATTGCTATTGCTACTACTACTTTGAATAGATGTTTGATTTGGCATGATAACAACTGGATTGGGAGAATCTAATACTATAACTCGACTTGGTTCTTGTTGTACATATTGTGGCGGTGATGTATCTGGACTTTGTGGGTAATATGCGGGTGATCCGGGCGCATATGGTGGTGTATTGGGATTATAAGCTGGTGATCCGGGAGCAAACTGAGGCGAGTGTGGCGCAAACTGAGGCGAATCTGGTGCGTATGGTGGCGTATTAGGATTGTAAGCTGGCGAACCGGGAGCAAACTGAGGTGAATCTGGCGCATATGGTGGCGTATTAGGATCATATGCTGGGGATCCCGGAGCAAACTGAGGCGATCCGGGCGCGTTTGGTGGTGTATTAGGATCATATGCTGGTGACTCTTCTTGTACATAATTTGACACCAATTGATTACCCAATACGAATAATTTCCCTTTATCATCCCTTCTTATAGCATCTAAACTTATACTCCAATTGTTTGGCTCTTGATTATTAGTTAATTCTTCTATCATTACAGTTGGCATGATAGGCGTCTTATCATTGTATAATAATGTAGCGGCATTCCATCCAGCCGGATGTCTATTTGGCAATTGTCCGTCGTTTTCACCAACAAACCATACCTCAGTCGCCTCTCCTTTATTATTCAAGATAATTGATTTATATGCTTCACCACGCTCTTCGTCGT